CACACCAGATCGAACCGCTCATGAGAAAGCAAGTGATAGGCCCATGATGCGTCTGCGATTCTGGTATGAGGGATGTGGCTTAGAGCCGAATTGTTCTCGACCCTGATAACTTTCCATCGGGCCTCAACAAATGCCTCAGATGCACCTCCAAGCCCCGAATACAGGTCAAGCATCGCCCGCATCAGAATCCCCTCGCTTCTTTTGGCACTTCGAGGGTGGTTAATCCACAACCGACGGAGGGCAGCGGACGGAATATAACCAGCATGGAGGGGAACGGTGCGCACAAAGGGGGAGATTGCGGCAGAACGAACTTGAATCGACCTTTGATGAAATAAACCAGATATGCCCGCTCCATCACGATTTCATGAAACCATTTCGTGTCTGTCCGCGCTGGGATGAGGACGGCGACTGAGCGCGCGTTCTCGTTCTCGACCTCTTGGGCCGCCTTCTCGAGCCAGACTCCTAAATTCCGCCCATACGGAGGGTTCAACCACACATCACCGAACCATTCTTGTTCGAGGCCATTTTCGATCGTGGAGAAGAATCGTGGGGCTTTTTTGTTCTGAAAAGTGGCGGCTGCATCAAGGTCAAATTCCAGATTCATTTCCTCTTTCAGCCAGGACATGAAGGGTTCTGGCGTTCCCCACGTTTTGTTGTCGCTGGAATAATGAACCTTCTGAGAATTCCAAGACACAACCCTCCGAAGAGGTGATAGGCTTTAGTAATTGCTAATAATGCTATTATTATTATTTATGAATGATAATCTATCTATCTATCTATCTATCAGAGCCTCAGAATTGTTTTTAGGATTGGTTCGAGGACGGGTTGCGGTATGGATTGGGCCTTAATTGCTTGTATTCTCCTGATTTTGAATGGAATTTTCATTCTTTTCTGCTTCGTTCGACTCGATCGTGGGCTGCATCAAGGTCTTTCAACGCTGGATGAGAAGATCGCGGGAGCATTGGCGCGGCTGGTCGCGGAAAACCTCGGTGATTTCGAGCCACCGAATCAGGTTCATGCTGCGATCGCAGAATTCATACGCACCAGAATGGGCGAACAGAATCCAGGGTTGAAAACCATCGCTCGAGCAGCCGATGGAAAATTTGAGGCAAAAAACCAATGATTAAGAGTCGGCAGCCCTCCGAGCCAGGATGATGGCGAAGAGAAAAGCGAAGAGGCGACGCAAGAAACCTGCGTTTTCGATTCTCAATGCCCTCGAAGCCTTCACCTATGCCTCGATCGTCAGCGAAGGCACCACGGGCGGGTCGGTCTATGCTTTCATAACCGGAAAAACCGATCTGGGTTATTCCAAATCCACAACCGTTATCGACGTGGGTTTGGGGACTTCATCGACCACCGGCGTTCAACTCACGGGAACGGGTCAAATCAGCCTCGGCGACTTGATGACCGAGCCAAGCCTGGCCCTAACCACGATCGCCCAGAATTTCCAGCAGAACCTAATTCCAATGAGTCTTGCAGCCTTTTCCACTTCGATCGGATTCCGCATCGGACGCCGACTCCTTCGCAAGCCAATATCCTCGATAAATGTTCATCTAATCAAGCCCGCGCTGGGCGCTGGAATCAGGTTGTGAAATCATGGCCGACGTGGATGCAACCGGACAATTGGTCGGCACCAGGGGAAATGTCATTCCTCTCTTCAACGCTGCGCAAAGCGAAGCCTCCCAGGAGGAAATACTGAGCGATTCAAATTTCGTTGGGAGCGCAGTCTCAGCCGGAACCTACGGCGACCAACTGCCTCAAGGGTTCGCTGTTGCGGCTGCTGGTATCACAGCGGAGAATGATGTGACCTACGCATTCGTTCGTTCAGCCGGCGCAATCAAACTCGCATTTCCTGTCGGCGGCACCGGGCTGGCAGGCGCGGGCCTCCCTTCACCCGTTCCATACCCTAAGCAACTCGCTGCTGGCGACCAAGTCATTGTTATGGCGAATGCCTCAGCAGACCGTGAGGTGTCGTTGAGTGTCGCCACCTCGAACGGTGAATATCACTGCTTTTCGGTCACTCCGGCCGGGGCGGGCGAGCACGAACTAATCAGCGTCACCACGGGCCAGGGAATTGGAACCACACTTCAAGGGAGGAATCTGACTTTCGCCTTCAGCATGGGCGGCGCGAACAATTCCTACTTCACCTCCCCGATCTATATCCTGAACGGTTCAGGCGTTCCGACGGGTTCGGTTACTCCGACCGATGCGGCGACCGGCCCAGGAGTCTTTCAACGCTGCAACACCCGAATAGAACTGAATTCGCGGGCCGTATTCAGGACTGACGGGTGATTGCATGGCGATTTCAAAGCGAGCAAAGGTGCGATTCCATCTCATGTCTGCGGCTGAGAAGTCTGCCGTGAAGAAAGCGGCGAAGGTTCTCTATGACGCCGAACTCATGGGCGGCAAACGAGCGAAGGAGATAACTCGATGGGCCGAGAAGCGTTAGGACGGTTCTTGATTTCCTCGAAGGAAATCCCCGCATCATCTGATGCTGCGAAATTCTTTCATCTGTTCACGGCGCCTGGGGTTCCGGTCGAAGTCCATTTCATTCAATTCTATGGCGGCGATGCAGGCGAGATGATTCAACTCACTCTTCTCCCGCCCACGATCACTTCAAACGGGACTCTTGGCCCCGTTGATGTGGCGGGAACGATTGCAATAACTCCCGCTGAGTATATGCAAGGGGCCACGGGCACCCTGGCCAAGCCTATGGCACTCGGTTCAGACAATGGGGGGAGAGGCGCACCACGCTTCACTAAATTCATCGTCCCCCCAGACTATCAGATCGCGATGATTCAAGACACCGCAAACACGGCTGCTTGGTCTGTCACCGTAGGCGGCTTTGAACTCGTTCAAGGTTGGTAACGGCTATGCCACCTCGAAGACCCCCCACCGATGTGGTGACGCACCGCCTCGAACTAGGAACGTGGGAACGCGATCGCATCAATACGCTGGTTGGGGCTGAATCGTTTAACAAGGTGGCAACGCCCGTTGTCACGGCCATCAACGATAACGCCACGCTTCTGCTAATCGGGGGGCTGCTGAGCCTCTTTCTCCCTGGTTGGATTCCCGACGATTGGAAAGAACAGATTTTCGGGCTGAACACCATTGATACGATCATGGATTGGCTCGAGCCACAGAATCTCGTCGGTGCTGCTGTTGGTGCTGGCGCTGGCGTCTATCTCCTGGGACCTTTGGGCTTGCTCATAGGCGCGTTCTTGGGGGCGGCGGGGGTTGAGGCAGCAGAAGAGATAGCCGAGGCTGCAACCGGACCAGGTTCAGGCACTCGAGCCATCGCCATTCTGATGATGACGATAAAGGCGCTCGATGAGGTTGTTGAATCGAGGAGCCCAGGATTCAGCATCGGACGCTGATATCGAGCACATGTGGGTCGCATTTACCCCCCCATTCGAGTGCCGATTCACGATTCTTTGGAGAGTAATCGACCCCAGAACCCCTTTTTGGCTGACTTCGGGGTTCTCTTCGCGTTGCCTTGCACCACGATCCCCTCGAAGCCGAATCTGGTCGGGATGAGTGACCCGAGCCACGCATGATTGCCCACTTCTGGGCCTTCATATCCTCCGTAGCCTTTGGTGGCTTTGATGCGCCCCAGAAAGAGATCGAATGCCTCTTCTGAGGGTGCGCCGTCGGGCCAGCAAGCAAGGCAGCCGGACTTCGGGCGGCAATATCCCTGCCGCTCTTGAACCCCGGGCTGGGTGTGTTTTGTAGCGCCGCTTCTCAAGTGCGCGTCGTATCGGTTGAGGCACTCCCTACAGAACTTTGAGAGGTTCATGTTCTTGGCGATTTCGGCCTCTTTTGGAGTGAGTGAAATGCTCTTGATAATCCAATCCGTCATTCCGAACTCACCCCCTGCAGGGAGTGGGTGATTCCTCTTCGCATGATGAAGCATTGAGATGATTGAACTCCGGCGACTTGCTCAAAGTCTTCACACTCAAACCGGACTTTACAGAACCGGCATATCAAAATTAAGTCCATCAGAATTCCTCCAGGGTCGGCAGCGTCGCGGCTTCGAGGAATGCCGTCGATATTTCGATCGGAACTTTGGCCTTCTTGTTGGAACGGAGTGGGTCTGATGACCAAGTGTCGTTGTCCTTCTTGAGGTGTTTGAATTCTCGAGCCACGACGATTTGAGGGAGGTTGTGCCAGAACACGAAGGGGCCGATGATTTGGGTGGGCGCGCCAAGAATCGGTTCGAGGTGCTTGATTGCACCCACCACGTTCTCGATGCACCAATACCTCGGCTTCAGCCACTTGATGATGTGCCATGATTTCTCGACCTGGCTAAGGTCTGGCGAGAAGTCCCGACCCTCTCGCGCTGCCGTTGGTCCTGGCGCCCCGAATGCTTGAGAGAACTCAAGACATGGTGGCGACGCCCACACCAGATCGAACCGCTCATGAGAAAGCAAGTGATAGGCCCATGATGCGTCTGCGATTCTGGTATGAGGGATGTGGCTTAGAGCCGAATTGTTCTCGACCCTGATAACTTTCCATCGGGCC